ACTTATACACAGAATAGGAGAGTTAAAAAGATGGACAAGATTAAATTAATATTACAATTATTAGCAATAGCTTTTGGTGCATTAGGCTTAGGTTGGTTTATAGGTACTATAGTAGTTTTAAAAATGAGTTGTGGTGGATAAGAGAGGGGGAAAACAAGACATGAAAATATATTATGGAAGTAAAGCAAACGGAAAAACAATGAAAGCAATCCAGTTATCAGTAGAAAAACAAATGCCAATAGTTTGCATTAATTACAAACATAAAAAAGATATAGAGCACAAAGCTTACCAAATTGGAATAAAAGAGAAAATGCCAGGACCTATAGTGGCAACAGAAACAAGAAAAAAAGTAATTGGCAATAGAAAAGGATTAATAGTCGATGATTTAGATATTTTATTAAGACTTATATTTGATGATAATGTTTACTATGCTACTATGGAAGATTGTGAGGCAGAAAAGCTTGAAAGGAGTGATACATATGAAAACAGCTGATGAGATTAAAATAGAGTTAAAAGATATAGTAAAATTACAACATCTGTATATAGATATATTTACAGAAGAAGATGAAGATTACCCAGACAAGAGAGTTATAAGCAATAAAGAAAGAGCAGTACAAAGAATATTAGACAAAATAACAGATAAAAGATTTAATCAAATTGAAATTTGGAAAGTAATACAATTAAAAAGTTGGAATAATACAGATAATACATTCAAACCAATTTGTAATAGATTAAGAGAACTAAGATATAAAATTGTAAATAATAATTAGGAGGTGTTTTAAGTGAAAGAAAATAGTATAGAAGAAGATATTAAAAATATAAATAAAGGATTATATGAATTATATCATGCTAGTTGGGCTAAAAGAATATTTGAAAGTATAAAAGAAAAATTAAATCATATTTTATCAGATTATAAAAGAGTATTAAAAGAGAATGAATATATGCACAAAGAATTAGATAAACAGCAAACTACAATAAATAAGTATGCAAAAGAAAATGAAGAGTTAGAAAATATAACAGATAAAATGATAGATTATATCATGATACATCAACAAGTAAAAACAATGAGAAAAATATTCTGTAAACATTGTAAATTACAAAATAGCTGTACGTATAGCGGAATACACAGAAATTGTGTAATAAGATATTTTGAATATATATCAAAACAAGGGAATATAAACAAAATGCATGAGAATTTAGAGAAAATACTAGAAAGTGAGGAATAAGTATGAATAAATTTAAATTAGGGCAAAGAGTAAAGATAATTAGAACAGGGAAAATCGGGAAAATAGCAGAATTAGATAACGAAGATTTTGATAAGGAGGGCAGGTCTAATAATTGCTATGGAGTTAGATATAAAGGATGGAGATATTCGTATTGGTTTACAGTTCATGATTTAGAGGAAGTAAAAGACATATTAACCGCAAAAGAAAAAGAATATTTAAGCAATATTATAAAACCATTTAGAAACAAAGTTGAAAATATTAAAAAGTATGATTGTGCTATAGGTATAGAAAATATAGTAATTCTAATTAAAAATAGTATTCCAATATATTTACCAAATTTCGAAAAAGACACAATGTATCGAAATATGGAATTATACAAAAATTACACATTAGAAGAATTAGGATTATAAAATTAATAGACCATAGAAAAAGGAGATATAGGAAAATGAAAAATAAAACATTAAAAATAACATTAGCTACTATAAGTATAGCAATACTACTATGTATATTAACAGGTTGTGTAGATACAACAGAAAATACAACAAATACAGTAAAAGAAAATATAGTTACAAATAATACAACAGAAGCGGAGTGTGAGCACGATTGGGTAATAACAAGCAGATATAGTTTCTGGGCAGATGCATATAAAACAATAAGCAAATGTTCAAAATGCGGCAAAACAGTAGAATAAATTTTTAGGAGGTACATATGGGAAAGAGAAAAGAATTAACAAAGGAAGAAAAAGAAAAAATTGAAATAGCTAAGCAAGAGCTAAAGGATTATAGAGAAAATATTAAGTATATAGAAGAAAAAATGAACGATACAGAAGAATTAAAGACAAAATTAGAAAAAATTACTACTACATTATCTATAACAAAAACAAATACAAGTAATACAGAGACAGATAAATTTGCAGATGGAATAAACAGGCTAGAAGACTTAAAAATAGATTGCAACAAAAAAATGGAAGATTTAATAGTTAAAAAATTTGCAATAGATCAGAAAATAGAAACTTTAAAACAGCCATATAGAAATATATTGTTTTTTAGATACACTAGAGGAAAAAGTTGGGAATCAGTAGCAGAAGATTTAGGATATACAAGGCAATACACTTGTGAGTTACACGGAGAAGCACTATATTTATATTCAAAAATTTAAACAACCTACAAAAACCTATAGAATCTTACATAAAAAATGTGATATAAATATAATAGCAAATCTATAAAAGATTGCAGAATAAAAAAATAGGACGTTGAATAGCAATTATCCACATAACAAACAACCAAAAAAAAGAATTAGTTATATAACATAGCTAGTTCTTTTTTATTTATTAATAATATCAACATACTAGGCAATTGATATATAATTTTCCATATATGTTCAGAAGATGCAAAATAAGACAATCCTAGTTAAGTCTTAAAAATATAGTAAACAATAATATAACATAGAATCTAATATATCCTATAATTATATTATTGTTTAGTGTTTTTTTAGAAAGGTGTGTAGTGTTATGGAAGAAAAATTAAAAGAATTTAAAGAAAAGAACTGTAAGAATTGCAATAAGAACATAGACTGTAAAATAATAAAAAATATAGAAGGAGAATTAGTATGTGTGCAAGAAAACTAACCTATAACGATAAATTAATAACAGAGCAGTACACAGCACAAGAAAAAGCAGAGCATAGAGAAAAATTAAATAATATAAAAGAACAGTTACCTACAAGTTGTAGAAATTGTTCTTTTTTAATTATAACAAGCCTAAAAGACAAAAAAGTTTATTGCCCGTATCTAATTAAAGATGAATGTTTAAGAGGCGGAAACTAACATAGATAAGTTACAGATAGAAACAATCAATATAGGAGCTATAATACCATATAAAAACAACGCAAAGAAGCATCCTCAAAAGCAAATAGATAAAATAAAAGAATAAAGAATATGAGCAAATAAGTAGAAACAAAATAAAATCTAAAAGATAAAAAAGCTTGGACTAAGTAGAAAAAGTAAGAAGGTGAATTAAATGGCAAATGAACAAAATTTAAGACCTCCAACCTCGGAAGAAGCACGAGAACGAGGCAGAAAAGGTGGAAAAGCAAGTGGAAAGAAAAGACAACAAAATAAAACATTTAAAGAAATAATAAGCAAGTTTTTAGATGGGCAAGTGTCAGATGAAAGATTAAAACAGCAGATGATAGAATTTGGATTTGCAGATAAAGAGGTAAGTAATAAAAGTTGTGCAGTATTTGCGTTATGGAAAGAAGCAATAAAAGGCAATACAAAAGCATTTGAATTGTTAAGAGATACAATAGGTGAAAAACCACAAGACAAATTGAATATATCTGGAGAAGTTAATAATCCATTTTCAGGAATGACAACAGAAGAGTTGAGAAAGATATTAAATGAATAACAGTCTAAGAGAAGAATTAAAAAAACAAGCACGTTTGGAATTAGCCAGACGTGATTTTTTTGAATACTGTAAATTAACTGCACCAGATTTTTATAAAGATGATAGACAATTCTTAAAAAATATGTGTAATGAATTACAAGACTTTTACGAAAGTGATGATAGAATTTGTGTAATAAACATGCCACCAAGGCATGGAAAGTCAAGAACAGCTGGCAAACTTGTTGAGTGGGTATTTGGAAATAATAACAAAGAAAAAGTGATGACTGGATCATACAATGAAATATTATCAACTACATTTGCAAAATCAGTAAGAGACACAATAGCATCGGAAAAGACAGAAGGAATAATAGTGTATAATGACATATTTTCTAATACAAAAATTAAATTTGGCGAATCTAGTGCAAATAAATGGGCATTAGAAGGAAGTGGACAAGCCAATTATTTAGCAACATCACCAAAAGGAACTGCAACTGGATTTGGTTGTACCCTAATGATAATAGATGACTTAATAAAGAATGTTGAAGAAGCATACAATGAAAATGTTTTGCAAAAACAAATAGACTGGTTTAATAATACAATGTTATCAAGAACAGAAACAGGATTTAAGTTAATAATTATTATGACTAGATGGTCTAGCAATGATTTAGCAGGGTATATACTAGAAAATTATGATAATGTAAAACATATAAATTATAAAGCAGTTCGAGAAGATGGCTCAATGTTATGTGAAGCAATATTAAATAAAGAAGATTATAAATTAAAAACTAAAAATATGAACAAAGATATTATATATGCTAACTATCAGCAAGAGCCAATAGATGTTAAAAATAGATTATATACAGCATTTAAAACATATGAAAAATTACCACCAGCACATTATATTATGAATTATACAGATACTGCTGATGAAGGTGATGATTATTTATGTTCAATAGATTATCAAATGTATAATGAGGAATATTACATATTAGATGTTATTTATACGCAAGAGGCAATGGAAATAACAGAACCAGCAGTAGCAGAGATGATGACAAAAGATAATGTAGGAAATTCAAATATTGAAAGTAACAATGGTGGCAGAGGATTTGCAAGAAATGTAATAAAAAATTTAAGAAATTTAGGCAATAGGCATACAAATGTTAGATGGTTTCATCAGGGAGACAATAAAATTGCAAGAATATTAAGCAATTCAACAGGAGTAATGAACAATGTGTATTTTCCTATTAATTGGGAAGACAAATGGCCAGAGTTTGCAAAGCATTTAAAACATTATGTAAGAACTGGGAAAAATGAACATGATGATGCAGAAGATTGTTTGACTGGTGTATATGAAAATCCAAAACCTAAAAATACAAATATGGCAATGACTAATAAATCATTTATAAAAATGTAACATCTACTAAGTAGGTGTTTTTTTGATTGGAGGAAATAATGTTAAGATATAGCAAAGAAAAATTAGCAGAAGAAAGAAGTATAACAGATATATATTTTAAAGCACAACGAGAATTAGATGTAAGAAAAGAACTATATGAGAAGTTCAGAAGAAAACTAACAGACGAAGAATTAGCAAGCTTAGATGATGAAGATATAAAAGTACCACTAGAAAGATATATATCAATAATGTCTGCTGGTTATTTCGGAGGAAAAGCACCAACTTATAAAGTAAAAGCTTTTAATGCAGACAAAGATAAGATAATAAAAGAATTATTTAACCATAATACTAACGATGAACAGGAAATAAAAGAAATAGAAGAACTAATAAAACATATAGTGGATTATAATAATGATGGCTCACATTTCTTACATCTGGTATTAGATTATTTGGTAAAAAGAGCATGTTACGAAATATATTATAAAGATGAAATTACAGGAGAAATAACAATAACAAGAAGTGACGCATTAGAAACAGTTGCAATATGGGATTATTCATTACCAAAAAAATTAATAGGTATATATAGAATAATTCGTACATATATGGCAAACGGTGAATATCAGCAAATAATAGAATTAACAACAGCAGATGGAAAAAGATATTATTACGACACACCTAAAAAAAGAAAAATGTTCGGTACACCAGCCTATGAACAAAACTATAAAGATGAGCCTTTATTTAAAGAAAATATAGAAGAAAAACAACCTAAAAAATGGGATGATGATATACCAGCAACGGCAATAGAAAACTGTGATGGAATGGCAATATTTGAACCTGTAATAAGCCTAATAAGAGCGTATGAAAGATGTATTCAAAACTCAAGAAATGTATTCAAATATAATGATGAAGCAATATTGAAGGTTATAGGATATCAGCCAGAGAATCCGTTAATTATACAAAATGAAAAAGGGGAAGATATTATAAATCCTGCAAGAGAAAAAGAAGATGAGTATGTATTAACAAGTAGAGTAAGATATTTAGATGGAAGTAAAGAAGTAAATAGTGATATTGCTTGGGTTGAAAAAAATGTAAATGATACAGCATTACAAAATCATAAAAAGACTTTAATGGATATTATATGTCTTTGCTCATTTTGCCCTAATATGACTGATTTAGGATTTACACAAGCAGATAACAACAGTGCATTAGAAAAGAAATTTTTTGGTTTACAACAATATGTATCGACTTTTGAAGGTGATTTTCTTGAAGGATTTAAAAGAAGATGGAGAATAATATTAGAAAAATTCAACAAAGAAAAAAGTAAAACATATGATTTCAGAGATATTGAAATAAAACTAAATAGAAACTTACCTTCTGATACTGCAACAATGATTACAAATGCAATGAAAATAAGAGGATTAGTCAGTGACGATACAGTTATAAACTTATTAGGACTTGATTTAGATAGTACAAGTGAATTAGCTAAGATGGATTTACAGAATGAAGAGAATATTCAAAAGAATTTAGAGCAAATGCAAATGATGGGACAAGCAGGAGTAAAGCAAAACAATCAACAAGAAGAAAACAAAGATGACAAAGTAACAGATTTGACAGACCAACAAAAAGCACAAAAACTAACTGCAGACAATAAAAAAGAACAAACAAAAGTAGTTAATAAGCAAATCAATAAAGAATAGAGGAATATAAATGAAATATAGAAAAATTCCAATAGAAATAGAAGCATTTAGATTAGGAATAGATTTTATTCCAGACTGGTTTATGGATAAAGTATCAAGTAATGAAATTATATTACATGGAAAATCAACAGGTTTTCAACATTATGATGATACTAATGCCGATATACAAACATTAGAAGGAGTTATGCATGCGAATTACGGAGATTATATAATAAAAGGAATACAAGGTGAGATATATCCATGTAAACCAGAAATATTTAAGAATACTTATGAAAGGGTTTAATATGAACATATGGAATTATCACGATACAAAAATGCAAGAATTAAAACAACTATATAATAAAATATCAAAACAAACACAGAACAGGCTTCAAGAATTACTAAACACATTTAATTTTACAACAGAAAATATTTACAATATAGCAGATAATAAAACTAAAAAAAGAATAAATACATATATAGAAGGCTGGAAAGAGCAAGAATTATTAAAAGATAATAATTATTTTAGTATGCTAGCAAATAATATATATAGAAGAACACGAGTAAAGAACAGTGAAATATTAGAAATCCTTATTCATAGTGCATATATAGAAGAACAAAACAAGATTGAAAAACAAGAAGAACAGATAATGTACGAAGATGCTAACTACTACTATGAACAAGGACAACAAGAAGTAAATAAAAAGAAAAAGCCATCAATATTAGCGATGGCTTTATTTCTTGCATTATTGGACCAACCCAATTATAGTGGTTTTAACTGGAAACAATACATTGAAACAACAATGCAATATAATGCACAACAAATATATAAACAAGCAATTTTAAATATTCAACAACAAAAGAACCTAGAAATCGATTCTAATGAGTTTCAAATAATAATAAACAGACAAAATAATCAAAAACTTAATATAAATAATGAAAAAATATCAGGTGCAGCAGATATGCAAATGATAGGACTAAACAATTTAGCAAAAGTAGAAGGAATAAAATCATTAGATAAAAATGCAAGAGTGAAATTTGTTTCAGATAAATGCGATAATGTTACACCAATGTGTATGAATATGGATGGGATGATATTTAATGTAAATGATTATAATGATTTTACAAGATATATAGGAACATCTTTAAAAGATATAAGACAAGAAAAATTACATATATTTGGACTTGTACAAGGTATCAATGCACCACCTATTAATAATTTTTTCCATTGGTGCCATAGTTATTTAATTTACGTAAAAGAAGATAACAACAAAATTCCTGAAATGAAACCATTAATAAAACAAGGTCTTAAAACATATACAGAAAAAGAATTGAAAAAACTAGCCAAAGAAACGAACAATATAGTTAATAAATATACTAACAATAAAAGTAAATGGAGTGGAAAAATAATTATAGACAATAAAAGACCAAGCGGAAAATTATGGAATTGTAATATTAGAATAAGCAATGAAACAGCACCACATATATTGCTACACGAACAATTACACGCACATTCGATTAGTTATTTTGATAAAAATGTATATGATATGTATGGAGAGATAGAAGAAGCAACAGTACAATTATATGCACAAGAAATAAGTAAAAAAGAAGGAATACACATAATTCCATCAGCCTATGATGAAAATGTTAATATTTTAAAAGAAATAAATAAGGAAACAGGAATTACTAAAACGGACTTTGAATTTGCAAAAATATTATTTGAAAAGCCAGTAAATCAAAGAATAGACTTCCTAGAAGATAAAATACATGATATAATGCAGACAAGTAGCATTGAAAAATATATTGAACTGAATAGTTTGTTAGATAATTTTAGGAGGTAATTATGAAGTATGTAGATGAATTGATAGAAAGAGCTAAAGGTAACAACAAAGGTGGAAAATATTGGACTGAACTTTATGAAGAAATGATGAACTTCCTAGATGGAAACTATCCAGAAGAAGACAAAAAGAAATTAAGACAAAAAGGAAGATTAGAAAAAGTAGGAATGCTTTATGAAGGGTATAAAGATGAAATGAAAAATAATTAAAAAATTTTTATAAAAACTATTGACAAGTAACACGTTACAATATATAATATATGTAACACGTAACAAGGAGGTGGTTTTTATAGCAAAGAGTAGAGCAGAATATATGAAACAACGTAGGAAGGACAAAAAAAGTTTTAATGTTCTAATAGATAAAGAAAGATTTGATAAATTAGAGCAAAAATTACAAGAAGAAGATAAGACAAAAAAACAATGGTTAGAAGAAAATATTGATAATTACACAAAAAAGTAGAGTGTTTTGCCTGTCTGGTAAACTAACAAAACACTCAAGGTTAGAACTACTTGAAGTAATTCTATGAATATTATAACACATAGAATACCTAAATTTCAAGTAGTTAAAAGAAAATTTGGAAGGTAGGTATTTTATTATGGAAAAAATTAATTTATTAGATGAATTAGAAGGAGCAGAAAGTTATTTATCAGGAGATATGCAACAATTATCATATATTCAAGATAATTTAGAATCAATGCAAAGAGGAGACAGAATAGTTGATATACCATTTGTAATAAATAGCATAGAAACATTATTTAAAGCAATGCTTTATAATCAACAAAATATGAAAAATGCAATAGATAAAGCATATAGTTTGAAAAAACTAGGAGGTGCTAACTAATGGAAGAAATATGGAAAGATATACAAGGCTATGAAGGATTATATCAAGTTAGCAATTTAGGAAGAATTAAAAGCTTAGGAAGGACAATAAAAAGGATAGGACCAAAGGGGAAAATATTTGATAGAACTTATCCAGAAAAAGTATTAAAATATGGAAAAGATAAAAAAGGATATTATAGGACAGTATTATCATTAGATGGAATAAATACAACAGTAAAAGTTCATAGAATAGTAGCACAAACTTTTATTCCTAATCCTGAAAATAAACCACAAGTAAATCATATAGATGGAAATAAAACAAATAATAGGATAGATAACTTAGAATGGTGCAATAATCAAGAAAATCAAGACCATTCATGGAAAACAGGATTAAGAAAAAGAGGAAAAGAACATTGGAGTTATGGTAAGCAACCGCAAGGCTTTAAAAAATACTATGAAACACATAAAGGAATAAGACATCCAAGTTATGGGGTAAGAGGAATAAAAAACTCAAACTCTAAAAAAGTTATTCAATATGATAAATGTGGAAATTACATAAGGCAATGGAATAGTATGGCAGATATTTATAGAGAGCTTAAGATAAGTACAGGCTGCGTTTGCAATTGTTGCAAAGGGAAAAGGAAAACAGCAGGAGGGTATGTTTGGAAATATAAAGAATAAATAGGCACTTACTAACAAGTAGGTGCTTTTATTGTGGAAAGAAGGTGAAAAATATGTATATAAATCCATTTTTATGTGGAGTAATATCCACAATATTGGCAGAAATAGTGATAATAATTGGGTGTGCAATACACTTTAGTATTAAAGAAAAAAATAAATAAGTTATTAACATTTTATAATTATAAATCAAGAGCTAAGTCGACTAGCTCTTATTTTTATGCCCTAGATATGGCTTTAAACTGTCTGTTGTTTGGTTAGACTTCCGTAAAAAGTCAAAATAGTTTGGTTATAACACCGTAAAAGTTAAGGAGGAAAAATGTTATGGAAAATAACGAAGAATTAAAAAAAGATATGGTGCCTACTACCGAGAATGAGGAAAAAGTTGAAACACCTAAAGTAGAAGAAAAAACTTTTACTAGAGATGAGGTAAACAAAATGATTAATGCTGAAAAGCAAAAAGAAAGACAAGCAATTTTAGAAGAGATGGAAGCTAAAAAAGCAGAAGCGGATAAGCTTGCAAAAATGGATGAAGACCAAAAAAAGTCTTATGAACTAGAGCAAGAAAGAGCTAGAGCAAATAAAGCTGAAAATGAACTAAATGCTTACAGATTAAAAGACGAAACTATTCGTCAAGCAAGTCAAAGAGGGATTGCATTAGGATACATAGAAACTATTGATTTTACAAGAGAAACTGCTGAAAGTATTAATTCAAAATTAGACATTTTTGAAAAAGTATCTAAAGCAGACCGAGAAAAGGCAATAAGTGAGTATTCTAAAGAACCACCACCTAAAACAGGAGATTCAATTGAAGGTTCTAAACCAGAAAGTCAAATGACTTATGAAGAACTTTGCGAACTATCAAAATATAAAAATTAAAGAAAGAAGGTATAAAAATGGCAGATTACACAAGTACAGGAACATTTAACAAAAAATATTTTAATGAAAGAGCATTTGGTGCTTATTATGACACAATTCCACAAGAAAGATTAAATTTATTAATAAAATCAGGAGTATTACAAGGAAATAAAAAAATTAGAGATTTATTTGCATCACAAACTGGTGCCGAATATGGAATAATTCCAATGATCGGAAGATTAAAAGGTAAACCTGTAAATTATGATGGAAAAACTAAATATGATGAAGGAAAAACATTACCAACATACAAACAAGGTGTTGTTGTTATTGGTAGAAAAGACAAATTCTATGAAGATGATTTTACATATGATGTAACATCTAAAAAAGACTTTATGAGTCAAGTTGCAGACCAACTAGGCGATTACTGGGATAGTGCATGGGAAGATATATTATTAATTATAACAAAAGCATTATTTTCTATGAAATCAGATGCAGGTAAAATTTTTGCTTCAAAACACACATATGATATATCAGGAGAAACTGAGTCATCAGTAGCTGAAACAACATTAAATACAGCGTTACAAAAAGCATGTGGAGACAGAAGAAGAAACTTCAAATTAGCAGTAGCAAATTCTGTAATAGTAACAAATTTAGAAGGTAAAAAATTAGTAACAAACTTAAGATATAATGATCCAAATGGAATTGAAAGAGAATTAAATGTTTATACATGGAATGGAAAATTATTAATTGAATACGATGAAATAACAGAAGAAAGAGAACCAACATATGCAAAAACTTCTGATACATCTTTGACAAAAGGGAAAACATACTATACAAAGAGTGGTTCAGGAGCTAATATAAAATACACTCTAGTAGAAAAACCTGTAGTAGGAGATATTGCAAACTACTATGAAATTACAGGATATGGCGATTCTAAATATGTTACTTATGTTTTCGGTAAAGGAGCCTTTGATTATGAAGATTTAGGGGCAAAAGTACCTCATGAAATGGATAGAGATGCTGACAATGATAGAGATTACTTGTATGAAAGACAAAGAAAGGTAATAGCTCCTCACGGTGTTAGTTACTTAATGAAAAATCAAGCGACAGATTCTCCAACAGATGAAGAATTAGCAGATGGAGCAAACTGGGATTTAGTAGAAGGTTCTGATGGAAGTTCATATAACCATAAAGAAATTGCTATAGCAAGAATAATTTCAAAAGGATAGAATAAAGGAAAGTTATTTAAAAGTTTGGAGGTAATAGAATGAGAACTAATATTGAAAAGATAACAAGTGACCTAGGTCCTAACTATAAAGATACAGACAAGGAAATAATTGAAGAAATATACGAGGAAATAAATTCTATTGCCTCAAATATCTCTGGGTTAAAAAAAGAAGACACAAGATTATATCCATTAGTAAAAGAAGCGGTAAAAGCAACATATATTGCAAGAGGCGCAGAGGGGTTAGCCAGTCGAGGTGAAGGTGGAATGTCTAGTACATTTAATAACATTATTGACAAGCTAAAGAAAGATATAATATCAAATAACTTAAGGAGGTTACAATAATGTTAACGAAAGATTTAACAAAAGTATATATATCAGAGTATGAAGAAATAGAAGACCACGGAGAAACAGATAAAAAATGGAAATATAAAGGAATAGCTTGGTTAAATTTGCAAAGTGACATAAGTGAGCTTGACAGAAAAACAAACGGAGAAGTAGACTATAGTATAGAAAACGCACGAACAGATATGGAATATAACATTGCAAAAGGTGATGGAATATCCTTAAAAGATATATCTAAAATAGAACAAATAATACCAGATTACATAGTAACAGATAATCCTAAAGTAGGAAAAAATACCTTGTATAAATTGGAGAAAAACAATGGGAATTAGTTGTAAAATAAAAATTAAGCATAATTTTAAAAAAATCGAAAAAATACAAAGTGGCTTGCAAAACAAAATAGGACAAGCAATAGAAGATGTATTAAAAAATATACAAGGATATGCAATAAGGCTTGAACGAGGACATAAAAGTGAAGGAATACTAATTGAATTAGTTAATATGCAAACAAGAGAAATAAAAGGTCGAGTATATGCAGATCCTTCAAAATTTTTAGGAGAAAATGGGCAACCATATTTATGGTTTGAATATTTTGGAACAGGACAATACGCAGAGCAAGAGCATATTGGAAACACAAAACATTTTATAGAAACAGGTTATACAGAATGGTATATTCCAGTACATAAAGTAGGTAGAAAACTAAATTTCCCAATAACAACAATAAATAATACACAGTTCTATGTAGCAACGGGTATGAAAGCAAACCATTTTTTAACAGATGCAGAGTTTAAAACCAGAGCAGAAAACAAAGAAATAATAAAGAAAAAAATAAATGAAATTATAAAGGAGGCGTGCAAGTGAGAGATTTAAGTGAAAAGGAGTTTTCTGATTTAATGTTTGAAAAGCTAGAAAGCTTGGGATATGAGCAAACATTACAGTACCCAACAACGGAAAGTATATTTCCATGTATCGAATTGCACAATCCCTTAAAAAGCATATTAAAAACACATAATGCATTTCCTATATTGTCAATGTTTCAATTTTCAGTTACATGCTGGAATGCAAAACAAAGATCATGTATGGATATGGCAAAAGAAATTGATAATAAATTACAAGAATACAATTTAACCAGAACAAATACAAGTCCGTTAATTTTTGATAACACATCAAAAAAATATGGATTAACGGTAACATATGAGGTTCGCTATAATGGAATAACGAACGCATTTGAATTTATAAAATAGAAAGGATGATTAATTATGGCAGGAGAAATACCAGATGTATCAACTTTGACAAAAGTTTGGTACTCAGAAACCAAAGTTGGAGAAAGAACACAAGTAAGTTTTACTTCAGAAATTCCACAATTGGAGCAAGCACCGGATGCAATAACAGCAACTGTATTGGATCTAGACTATGAATTAGCACAGCCAGGGATAAGAAAGGCAGAAACAATAGAAATACCGATATTATATACACATACACAACATAAAAGATTAAGAGAATTAGATAAAGACAAAGAATATTTCTGGTTCTTTGAATTACCAGAGTCAACAGCACAAACTAAAGGAAAACCACTTGTAAGATATTTTACTGGAAAAATAAGAATTACATTAGATACAATAACACCAGAAGAATTTATAAAAGATAAGATGTCACTGTATAAAACATCTGCTGTAGAAGAAAATGAAGGGTTTCCCACAGAATAGTTCTACATTAAGTGCTAGGAGTAGAACGAGTAAAATTACTAGCACAACAGAAAAAATATAGAGGAGGCATAAGTGTGCCTTCTCTCTTTTGCAAAGGAGATAAAAATAATGGAAATGATAACAAAAAATAAAAAAATAAGTTTAGTATATAGAACAAGTAAGATTGTAAAAATAACAAACCTTTTAGATGGAAAAAGTTTTGAAGAGGTATATTTTAAAGCTTTAACAGAAAAAAATCTTGAGTCTTTGTCAAAGATAATTTTTATATTTGCAGAAGATTCAGATACAGGGATATCTGCATTCCAAATTTTCGAAGAAGTTTATGATTTTATAGATGTATATATGGAAGAAAAAAATAAAACATACAATGATATATTTAAAGAAATTGCTGAGGATATAAATAAAATGGGTTTTTTCAACAAAAAAATGAAAAAAGAAGAATTGATGGAAAAAATAAACAGCGATATAACAATAGATATGAACGAGATAATAAAAAAATCAGCAGAGAAAGCTGTAGCAAATATTGCAGAGGAAGAGTTCAAGTTTTCACGAGGCTAGACGATATAGTAAATAATATAAAAGCAAGTAAAACATTAGAAGAGCTAGTATATGCGTATGAACCTTTAAGCTATTATTGTGGTATGAAACCAGATGAATTTTGGAATTGTGAATTTAAACAAATGACATTATATTGCGAGTGCAATATAATAAAAACAAATGAAGATTTTAAAACTAATATAATTCTACATGAAGCGGTAACCAATAAAATGATACAAGCAGATCCATTAGGAAACAAAAAGCCTAAAATAATTCCTCTAAAAAAGACATTTGAAAAGTTATTTAAAAAATAATGTCGAAAAAAGTCGAAAAATAATTGTTGAATTTCATAAATTGTTGGGATATAATCCTTTTATAATAAAGGAGGAAAACAAATGTCAATTTTTAATCAAAAAATAAATAGAAGTATAGATAACTATAAAGAAGATTTAATGCCAAAAAACGGAAAAAAACATATATTATTAATAGAAACAATAGTTGATAGTGAGTATAAACAAAAACAAGAATATATGTCAAAAATAAATAATTTTTTAGACTTTATGCAAGAAAACAATTATGAAATAATAGATATAAAATTAAATATATGTAATGAACGAAGTGTTTCTGGTTATGTGTATGAAACAATGATTATATATAAATAAAACAAACGTCAGAATGAATTAAAAAGGGGGATTTTATATGGCTACAGCTGGATTAATATTGGGCATATTAGGAATTGTATTATGTTGGATACAGTATATAGGATTAATTTTGGGAGCGGTTGCTTCAATATTTGGATTTTATAGTTATATAACAAAAAACAAAGGAATTACAGGACTAATATTAGGAATAATTGCAATGTTTTTTAGTTTTGTTTTTATATATTCGCCTGATAATGGCACTAAAAATGTGATACAAAATAATAATGCTAATGAAATAGTCGAAGAGGTTATTGAAGAGTCATCATTTAAAAATGAATGTATTAATAAAAATTTTGAAGAATTAGCACGTAATCCGGAAAAAGTTAAAGGAACGAATGTAAAAGTAAATGGAGAAGTTATACAGGTAACAGATTATAATAACAAAATTGAATTGAGAGTAAATATAACAAAAGAAGAATATGGATATTATACAGATACAATATATGTAACATATGTTCCAAAAGCAGGAGAAGACAAGATTTTAGAAGATGATATAGTTACTATATGGGGAATTGCCGAAGGAGATTATTCGTACACATCTATTATGGGCTCTAAAGTTACATTACCAAAAATCGATGCAAAATACATCGAGATAAACAAATAATAATAAAAAATATTTAGAATTACAGTATAAAGGAGATGAAAATAAAATGGACAAAGACTTTCAAATATTCTTAAAATCATATATGAATAAAGAATTTGATGAATTAGTAGAAACAAAAAAAGGAAAAATGACATTTGATATTTCAACAACAGAGAAAATTTGCGAATCAGTAGATTCACTTGAAAAAGAGTTAATAAATGTAAACGTAAATTTACTTTATGCATATCATCAATGGCTAAAGAATAATGGAAAAATCCAGTAGAAAACACTTACAAATTAGTAAGTGTTTTTTATTTGCAAAAATATTTAAAAAAATTTAAAATACCTCTTGACTTTTAATCAAAAATGATATATAAAATGATTGCATTCAAAAAAGAATGCAATCATAAAAGAGACAGGAGGTGAAAAAATGTTAAATAAAAAGTATGTTGTACAAAAAACTTTTAGAATAGACAGCAAAGTAGCAGAAGATTTAGAAGTGTTAAGTGAAATATTAGAAAGAACACAAAATGATTTAGTAAATATAGCAATAGAAGAGTTGTTAGAAAAAAATAAAGAATGGTTCTCTCAAAATATTTTAATTGATTATTGCTTTAATTACTTTTATAATAGCTCTCCCGTAAATGAGAAAATAGAGTCAAAATCTATTATTGATGGGAAAGAAGAGAAAATAGTAATAGACTTTAGTTTAGATATAAACAAAGAGAATAATACAATTTTAAAGTACAAAATAATAGAAAATGATAAAGATATATTAGAGGAATCTGAAATTATATTTAACGAATCAATAGAGGATGAAAAGAGATTAAAAGAAACTTTAAGGACACTCTCTAGGTATATTGACAGAAATAGCGATACAATGGAATATTATTTAAAAGAAAGATTAAATTACAAATAGGAAAATAGATATAATTTGTCGTTCGCCAAAACTAAGCAAATTATATCTATCCGAATGAATTAAGTTCCATTCATGTATAATTATAACATGAATGAGAGCTCAATTCAAGTACAAAAAAGTATTTGAAGGAGGCTTTTTTTTTATGATTGAAAGTATAATAACAGGATTATTTATAATTATATTATTAGCATTATATACAATTATAGGATTTATAGGATTAATGTTTATACAACTAGTAAGCTATAGAGTATTTAAGTTTAATATTTACAAAAAAATACTTAGAAAGTTTATGGAGGTGTAAACATATGGAATTAAAAGATAGAATCCAAAATTATTATAAAAGCGAAAAAATAAAAGTGGATGATGAATTTGTTAGTGGAGTAATAGCAGATAAAGATAGAGCTAATAAATTGATAAAATTCTTTGTACCAATTGAACTAAACGCAATGAACTATATCTTTGGGAAAGAAAAAGATAATAAACAATTTAGCGAATTAGAATTAAATTGTGCATCAAAGATAGATTTATTTGACATAAAAGTTGTAAATCTTTGTAAAATCATCTGGGACAATAAAGATGATGAAAAGAGATTAAACAAATTTATGGATATGATAAGTAATAACGATAGAAAAATAGTAAATAGAGAGGGAGATAAACATATGAATGATATAATGATATTTAAAAATGATAATTTTGGAGAAATAAGAAGTTTAGAAATAGATAATAAACCTTGGTTTGTTGGAAAAGATATAGCACAAACTTTAATATATAAAGAGCCACATAAAGCAATTGTGAAACATGTTGATGAAGAGGATAGGATAAAATATCCCATCCTTTCAGAAGGTGGAGTACAAGAAACATGGCTAATAAATGAAAGTGGATTATATAGTTTAATAATGTCAAGCAAGTTACCAAAAGCAAAACTATTTAAAAGATGGGTAACATCAGAGGTATTACCTAGTATAAGAAAAAATGGCTCATATAATTTAGATACAAATGGCTTAATGAAACAACTAGTAGAAAGTCAATCTTCATTAAATTATGTATTAGCAGGTTTTAAAATGCAAATAGACGAAGATTTTAAGGAAACAAATTCAAAATTAAATGAGCATGATGAATTATTAAAGAAAAGGGTATACTTAAGTCCAAAAGAAGCAAAAGATGTACAAGTAGCAGTAAAAAATAAAGCACAACAAATAGCAATAGAATTTAATTTACCATATCATACAGTAAAAGGTAAGTTATTTAAAAGATTGTATACAGCATTAAACGATTATTACGAAGTAGCAACATATAGAGAGCTACCATCAATAAAATATGAAGATATAATACAAACTATAAGCAATATAAAAATATCAGTAAGAGATATACAGAATGAAGAGTATCAAATTCAAATGAGTTTATAAAAATATAAAGCATCAGATTAAGTCTGGTGCTTTTTTAGTGGGAGGAAAAGAATATGGAAGAAATTGTAAAACAACATTATGAAAACGCATTTAATGAGTTAAAAGCACATAAAGAAAATGCTTCAATTACTGCAAATGTTTTAAAAGTATTAATAGAATCGGGTAAAACAATTTCAGCAAAAGAAGCATTAAAAATACTTGATGATAGCAAAGAGCTATTATTAATGGTTACTAAATATTTTTAATAAATGGTTTATTAGAAAATTTCGTTTCGGATTTAGAATATTCTGTAACATATTCGGAATACTCTTTTTCAGCTTGCTTATAGGCTTCAATATATCTTGCTGTTAAATCTGATACAAGTAAGTTATAACCGTCTCTAGAGCCAATATATTCAGACATATTTGAATCAATAAAAGCTTTAGAAGCAGACATGGCTACATTATGTAAAACAGTCTCTTTATTCAATTTAATCACCTCCAATCAGGGTGAATTATACAATAACAAAATTTAATTTACAAATTTTAGGTGAAAGGAGGAATGAAAACACATGACAGTAGAAGAAATAGAAATTATAGTTACAGCAAAAGTAGAAGAAGCTTTAAAAGAATTTAAGAAGATGCTACCGCAGATAAAACAAGAAATGACGAAAGTACAAAAAGAAATAGGACAAGTAGATTTTAATGGATTAGCTAAACAAGTAAAAGCTAGTGGAATTGATAAAGAATTAAGTAAAGTAAAACAGAAGATAAAAGAAACATTTAATCCTGCCGATGTTAGTGGTTTGAAAATGCAAGGAATAAAGCAAGAAATATCTGGAGTATCTAAAGAAGTACAAAAATTAAAAGGAAGTTCAGAACAATTGGGAAATGCATATGACTTGCAAAGATACAAACAAAAAATGCAAGAATTAAAAACTGAAACTCAAAATGCTAACAAAGAAGTTTCTAAAGTAGGACACGTAAAATATGATACTAAGGCAATTCAAGATTTTGTAAACAATTACAATAAAGAATTTGATCCAAATGAAGTAAGTTTTACTACAGCAGGATTAGATAGTGCATCTAATAAACTAAACAACTTAAGTGAGAGGCAACAAGAATTACATAAAAATATGGAGTTACTAAGTGAGGAATTAAGTAATACACCCAAAGGGGAACAGTATGACAGCATATTAAGAAAAATAAGTGAACTTAATAGGGAATTACAAGGATTACCACCTGAAGTTGAAAAAGTAAATCAACATTTAAATACTAATATAAGTACACCGCAGATTAGTACACGACTTGATACACAAACAGATGTAAAACCGAACCAGCAAAGTTTAGGTTTATGGGATACATTAAAAGCAAAAATACAACAAATAAAACCACAAGTACAACAAGTTCAAAACATGTTCCATAACATGAGTATAAATCCAAATACAAAGCAATTAGATTTAGTAAAATACAAAATAAGTGAAATTGAGGAAAAACTACAAAATGCTAAAGAAGGGAAAATTCATTTAAACACCAAAGACATAGTTAAAGCAGAAGCGGAACTTGAGAGATTAAATAATCAAAAACAAAAATTAGAAGGAAATACAGATAGTAGAGGAAACATGTTCTCTGCTATTTTTAGCTCTTTAAAAAGAATAACACCACAAATGAACAATATATCAGGGATAGCTGTAAAAGTAAAAAACAACATAAAATCGTGGGGTGGAGGAATAAGACAAGGGATTGGACAAATAGCAAGATATGCAACGGCATTGTTTGGTTTACAAAGCATATATTCTACATTAAGCAGTTGTGCTAATAGTTGGTTATCAAGTCAAAATTCAGGAGCTAAGCAATTAAGTGCTAATATAGAATACATGAAATACGCAATGGGCTCTGCATTAGCACCAGTAATACAATATGTAACTAATCTAGTATATCAATTAATGAAGGCTATACAAAGTGTTGTGTATGCACTTACAGGAGTAAATATATTTGCTAACGCAAGTGCAAAAGCTTACAATAGTATGGCATCAAGTGCAGGGAAAACAGCAAAATCAAGTAAAGAAGCAAGCAATAGTCTAGCTGATTTTGATGAAATACATAATATTCAAAAAGATACTGGAAGTGGCTCAGGAGGAGGAAGCTCTGGAGGGACTACTGCTCCTAACATGGATTTATCTGGGATTGATAATCTAGATAATACACTTATAAATGCCATAAAAAATGGAGATTGGTACAAGCTGGGAGAAGAAATAGGAAAAAAAATAAATGAATCGTTAGAAAAGATTCCTTGGGATAAAATACAAAATGGTGCTAAGAAAGTAGCTACTAATATTGCAGAATTTATCAATGGATTTATAGATGGAACAGATTGGAGTTTAATAGGCTCGACAATTGGAAATGGAATTAATACAGGTTTAATTTTTGCAGATACCTTTTTCAAGAAAACTAATTTTGAAAAAATAGGAAAAGCTGTTGCAACAACATTAAATTCTGAAATAAAAACGCAGGATTGGAAATTGACAGGCAGAACAATTGCAGATGGAATAAATTCTGCAATTGACACAGCATATGGATTTGTAAAAAATTTAGACTGGGCAAATTTTGGGACATCCATAGGAGAAGGGATAGATGAAGCAATACAAAATATTGAATGGGGCAAATTACTAGATACACTGTGGACTGGATTTAAAGGATTACTAGTAAGTTTAAAAAATCTATTCTTTGCATCAGCCAGAGGGTCTGTAGTAGAAAATCATACTGAATTGCTTGTAAAAATGCTTGGAATAACTTTAACCAACAAAGAAATGGAACAACTTAAAAAAGATTTTGAGGATAAGTACACGAGACTTTTTATAAATGGAGATTGGAGCGTCTTAACGGATTCTGTTAAAACATTAGGAAAAAATATTGTAGAAGGAATAAAGCAAGGAATGCATGAAAAAATTAGAGATTTAAAAGATTGGGTTAGAGAGAAATTTGATGAATCAATAATTGGAGCAATAGTTAATTTATTCCAAATACATAGTCCCTCTAAAACGATGTATGAACTTGGACAATATATTATACAAGGAATGATAGATGGAATAGAAAGTTTAATAGAAAATGTTTCTTTTAATTTTAGTAAAATGAAAGATAACATATTGAAAAAAATAGAAGAAATGAAAAATGGAATTAAAACAAAAATTGAAAATATAAAAAATAATGTATCAAATTGGGCTGGAGATGTAAAAAATAATATATCAAGCTGTTGGGAAAATTGTTGTAAAACAGTTGGAAATAATTTAGGAACAATGAAAGGTTCAATTTCTACAGGTCTAAGTGGAGCAAGTACAATAATAAGAAGCTGGAAAAATGATATAGGAAATGCTTTTTCTACATTATCGAGCAATGCTTCCAGATGGGGAAAAGATTTGGCTGAAAATATGGCAAATGGAATAAAAAGAAATACAGATAAAGTTACATCAGCAGTGAGTAATGTAGCAAGTAAAATAAAAAGTTTTTTACATTTTACGGAGCCGGATGTTGGACCATTAAGTAATTTTCACACGTATATGCCAGATATGATTGATTTAATGGTTGAAGGAATACATAATAATATGAAAAAAGTAACAGATGAATTGGAAACGTTAACATCAAGGATGTCTTATACAATAAATACTGACTCAATAAGTAATATTCCAACAATACAGTACGATACAAGTGGTTTACAAACTCAATCATTGCAAGAAAGTGTTCTGTACGAAAATATTAAAAAAGCATTAGCTAATAATAATAACACAGGAAATAACGAAACAATAAACTTTGAAAATAAATTAGTAGTAAACGGAAAAGTGTTTGCAAGAGAAATAATAGAAGACTTAAACAGCGAAGCTGTTAGGCGTGGATATAAACCAATCTTGCAACATTAGGAAGGAGTAGAAAAATGATAAAAGAAAATAACGTAATAATTGCGGACGGAGTGTCATTACCTACTCCGTCCAAATATGTTCCATATCCAAATTTAAGAGAAGATAGCACAGAAAATGCATTAGGAGATGTTATAAGAAAAATAATAAGTTCAAGATGGAAAATAGAAATGAAATGGGATTTTTTAACTGTTGAACAAATGAATTTTTTAACAAATTTAAAATTCAAAAAAGAATTTACATGCCAATTTCCAAATACAAAAGGACAAATTATTACTAAAAAAATGTATGCTGGAGACTTAAAACCAGATGCTAATGCAATAGACCCTAATACCCATTTAGTAACAGGATGGAAAGATGTGCAATGCAATTTTGTGCAACTAACAGCGGACAAGTATACAGGAGGTGCAGTTTAATGATTAAAACTACACAACAATTTATTGATTATGCTAGATCCAATGTTGTAACAACAAGTGCAAAAGTTATAATACATAGCCAAAATGTAAAAGAAAACTTTTGGGAAATAGGCAAGTATGCAATTTTTGAAAATAAAGGTATAAGTTTAGATGGTAGTGAATGTGTTATTTCCCCAAATTTTGAAATTGAAGGCTGGTATAGCAATGAAATATCTGATGAAAATGGAAATGTAAAAAATGTTGAATATGCAGAGCATTTTTCTGAAGGCGGTAAATTAACAATATTGTTCTCTAGTATAAGAAATGAATATGCCATAAATTTTGACGTGACAATAATGAATCTTGAATCGGGTGATAGTGTAACACATGAATATACAAATAATACGAACAACAAAGTTGAAATAGAAACTATTAACGAAAATGCTCTAGTTACAATTAAAATCTATAAATGGTCAATGCCAAATGCACATTGTAAAATACTTAATGTGTATACAGGTACTGTTTATATTTACGAAGATAATGAAATCGTGTCTATTACAGCCAAAAAAGGTGCAAGTTTAACAAATGATGAAATTGAGACAAAAACAGCAGAAATAACATTGGTTGATTATGAAAATAAATATAACATATTTAACGAAAATACAGAACTTGCAGGGTTAAAAGAAACTGATAACATATCGGTTTATGTAGGTTTACTAATTGAAAAATATATTTATTATGTAAAAATAGACCAGTTTTATTTCAAAAATATACAAAAAAAAGAGAATGCATTAGAAGTTATAATAAATGCTGAAGGTGCATTAGCAAAATATAAAAATATAAATTGGGTAAATAATGTAAACGAAGTTTATCTGACAGAGCTTAGCTTATTATGGTACCTCAATAGATTTAAAGGAGCGCTTGCTCAAGTTGAAATTGATGAATCTATTCAAGATATAAAAGTATATCCTTTTTTTAAAAAAGAAGATTCCATGTATGAAATTTTTAGCAATCTAGCTACAATAGCTAAAGCAAATATATTTGAAAATGTTGACAATAAAATTTTGATAAAAGAAATAAAAGAAAATGAACCAATAGCAACAATTAATTTAAATAATATGGAAGAATATCCAACAATAGAAAAAAAAGAAGAAAATGCAAACATAATTGTAAAACTTTATACACACAGTAAAGATACAGAGCAACAAGAATTAGCACATGTAAAATTTGACAAAAGCAGTATAACATTTGAAAAAAAAGAAAATCGCTATTGCTATTGGAAAATTAACTATAATACGAATAAGGATTTAGCATGGATTCAAGACATCCAAGGAGATATAGAATATGAAGTTAAAATATATAATTCCGACGGAACATTATGTAATAAAGCTCTTTCTGACGAATCTTATGTGTTGGGAACTTTAACAAATTTTAGTTTTATATTAAGTGGAGATGATTATACCAACCTTATAGACAAAACCTTTGAAATTATAATAAAAGGAAAAACTATAAATTTTAATAATATTGAATTAAAAAAAGATAATAATGTAGCAAATGACAAAACAATAGATATAAGAAGTATAGAAAATTCAGCTCAAGCTAATGAAATATCAGAATGGTTAACTGATAATTTAAATAAAAAATTTTATTATAAAATCAAGTTGCATGATGCATTCACATACGAAATAGGTGATACTGTAAGAATAGAAACAGGAATATACGATGAAAATGGTGAAAGTATAATAAAAGAGGCAATAATAACTGAAATTGAATATGCATACAATGGAGCATTAGAATATTATATTTATTTAAGGGGGAAATAAATTGAATTTAGAAAAAAAATGGACAAGTCAAGATTTGTTTGATGTAAATGAATATAACAATTTAATAACATTAATAGAAAAAATATGCAAAGAAAATGCACCAGAATTTTTAGATGAAATTGTTTCTAAAGAAAATATAATTGTTGGAGATGATTTAAGTGGACAGACAATATATTTAAATATAGACAGTGAAGCAGTATATAGTTGGCTAACAACTGGGCAAGCTGTACCTATTATTACAACATCTAAGAACACTATAGATGAAGGAAGAATATATGATGCAGGAATAAATAGAGGTGTAGCAATTAATTTTGAATATGATTTAGGACTTGAACTAAATGAATTTCTATATCTAAACTACGAAGACATAGAAACAAAAATAAACCTAAAAGAATATAAATTAGCAGAAGATTTTGGAACAGTAACAGAAATAAACACAGAATCTGAATTTTACAATCTTATAAAAATTGAAAAAACAAATAAAAAAAATATAGGTGATTTTTTATTTGTAGAAGATGTGCAAATGATTGAGAACACAATAGGAAAATTATGTGAAAGATTTTATATTAATTATTATAAAAAAGATTGGCAAGAGCTATTTGTAATAACATATGAAGATTTAAATAGATGGTATGAAGCACTTAAAACACTTAACAATATGCAAAAATATGAAGACTATGCAAATTACGCCTATAGCAGTTTAAAAGATAAAACATATAGATCATTTTTATATAAGGAGGAAAAGTAAATGGGAAAAACAACAAAATATGAAATTCCATATCCAGAGCCTGAAAATTTAGCAGATATTCCAAAAGATGCTAAAACAACAGTAGAAAAAATAGAGGAAACAATTCAAACAATAGACACAGCAACTAAAAAAGCACTAGATAATAAAGTAGATAAAGAAGAAGGAAAAGGGTTAAGCACAAATGATTACACAAACGAAGATAAAGCAAAACTAATTCCTACTGGAGGAACAACAGGACAAGTATTAGCCAAAAAAACAGATACAGATAACGATGTAGAATGGGTAAACCAAACTGGAGGAGGAAGTGCAACAGGAGATACATTGCCAGTAGCTTCTATAATGCCATATCCAAAAGCAACTGCTCCTGAAAATTGGCTAATTTGTGATGGAAGTGCAATAAGCAGGACAGATTATTCAGAACTGTTTAATGCAATTGGAACTACTTTTGGAGAAGGAGATGGAAGTACAACATTTAATCTTCCAAACATAAAAGGAAGAACTATTGTTGGATTAGATACAGACGATACTGATTTTAACACAATAGGAAAAACACTTGGAGAAAAGACACATACATTAACAGTAGCAGAAATGCCAGAACATAACCATAAAATGCCAATTGATAGCTTTGTTAATTCAGATAGTCAAACTAATGTTAAATCTGGAGGTCATGTTTCCTATGAGACACAAGGTCAAAATTATGGAACTACATCAGCTGGAGGCTCACAGCCACACAACAACATTCAACCTTCGTTCGTAGCAACCTACATAATAAAAGCAAAACAAAGTGCTGGAGTAGTTGCTACAGTAGTAAACAGTTTAGAAAGTACAAGTGCAACAGATGCTTTAAGCGCAAAACAAGGGAAAGAACTAAATGAAAAAATAACAAGGAACAGCACTTATTCAACGGAGGAACAAGCAGTAGGCACCTGGATAGATGGCAAGACAATATATAGAAAAGTTATAAATTTTGGAACATTACCTAATGCAACCAAAAAAGAAGTACAACACAATATAAGTGATATAAGTATTTTTACAAAAATAGAGGGTATAGCAATAAGAAATGATGGAACAAAATTTACGCAATCTTTGCCACTAGTATACAAGAATGAAGAAATGTTTTACAATACAGCATTAGCTGTTGATAATACAATAGTAGAAATACAGACTGCCGGTGATAGGAGTATGTTTAATGGTTATGTAATATTAGAATATACAAAAACAGTGGAAGATTAGGAGGTTATGATGCAGTTTAAAGTAAAAAAAGACTATTTAGAAATAGTAGAAACAGAGAATACGTATGCGAAAGCAATAGACTTGTATAACATAGATATTAATTTTTCTGAAGAATGGGACAACCTAGCTAAAAAAATGTTATTTATAAACGATTCCGATGTATATGAGCAACAAATAGTAGATAATAAAACAGTATTACCGAACTTACCAAATGGCAGATATCAGATTGGTGTAGTTCGGTTTTTTTGTACAAGAAGACAAAATAGTAAAAAGAATCCCAACTAATTTAGTTACAAAAACAATAATAACATCTTCCGCAGAATACGAGCCAAATAAAGAATATACTGACGAGGACGCAAATGTTTACGAGAAATATTTACAAGCTATAACCAATGTGTCTATAAGCATAAATGGCGATATAGAGAAAATAAAAACATTAGAAGATAACATATTAGAACAGTATAACAAAAATGTTGAATTAGAGAAAAACATGGAGCAAGAAACAGAGAAGTTTGCAGAACAAGCTAATACAGCAATAGAAGATTATAACAGTAATGCAGAAACAAAAACAGAGGAGTTTAATACTAATGCAAAAGAAAAGACGGATGAATTTAATAGCAATGCTACAGAAAAGAAAACCGAAATAAATGATATAGCTGAAGGTGTAAAAAATATGGCAACAGCAATACAACTACCGCAGTTCTATGTAGATAGAAAAATGAAATGCCATGGAGTTTATGCAACGAAGCTTTCTAATGTGGATTTATATATAAAAAAAGGAAAATTTATGGAGGGAGTGAAGGAACTTGAATAATCAAAGTGAGGACAGAGTGTTAGGCTATGTAGGAACATATCCAGTAGGCGATTACAACAAGCAAACTGAATACGAATATTTAAATGTTGTAACCCATAAAGGTTCTTCTTATGTTTGTATAAAAGAAGAAGGATGTATTGCGGTTGAACCACCAAACGATGATTGTTGGCAGTTGTTTGCCGGAAAAGGAGACACAGGTGAAAAAGGTGATAAAGGCGATACAGGACCTATAGGACCCAAACCTGTGAACGGAGTAGATTACAATACAAATGCAGAAAGAGAAGAATTTAAAAATGTAGTAGTAGCAGATAGCAAAACAGATTTGGAAAAATATATAACAGAAAAAGAGACACAGTTGGATAATTACACAAAAAACAAAAAGACAAATTTAGACGACTATGTAACAGATACAGTAAAGCCTACAATAGACACATATGTAACAGATACAACTAAGAAAGACATAGACGCATATGAGAAGGAAAAAGAGAAAGTATTAGATACATATACAGACACTAAAAAAACAGAAATAGACAATTATGTAGCAAACACATCTAAACCAGCGCTAGACCAGTACGAAAAAGATAAAGAAGCAGAATTAGAAACAGCCAAAAATACTGCAATAGGTGAATACGATGCACACGCAGAAAGTGTTTTAACAGAAACAGAAGATTTGTTTAATGCGCTAAATACAGAGAAAGCAAGCGGAACAGAGCTATACATAGAAGATGCAAAGCCTTGCAGGATTATGAATACTGAAATTGGTGGAATGTATAAACAAGAGACTACAACTGGAGCAAATCTACTTGATACATCCGATATGCTATTTGCTAATGGCACATTAAAGCAAAATGGACTTACTGCTAAAATAAATACAGATGGAAGTATTGTTATAAATGGAACAGCAACAGCAAACACATATTTTAAAAAAAGTATAAAAAATATTTTAGAAGATGGAAATTATTATTTTTATAATTTTAATAATGTAACGCAATCGAACAGTACATATTATATGTTAATTCAAGGAAATAAAAGTACTGGATATGGAAGTACAGATTACTATAATGCAAGAGGATTTCAAACAGATAATTTTATAAAAGATATAATTACATATGACAGATCTTTTGATTGTACATTTGTATTTACAAATGGATTTGTAGCTAATAATTTAATATTATATCCTGAAATATCTAAGACTAAACAAACTATTTTTGAGCCCTATACAGGAGGCAATCCATCACCAAATCCAGACTATCCGCAAGAAATTGAGCAGGTAGAAGAAGTTAAGTATTGTGCAACTAAAAAGAATTGTTATGATATTTCAAAATTTAATACCAATACACAAATGGGAAATTTTAAAGGGCATTGGATATATCTAAAAGCAAATACAACATATACAATATCTACAAATATTGTTTCAAATCCAAATGAGGGAAATGGATTACAACCAATGTTAGGAACTCCGCAGACTCAAAATGCTTATATAGTAGTAACTACAGATATAACTGCTACTTCACTATCTTCCAGCGATGGAGTGGGAACAACAAATAATAAAACTAGAACAATTACAACAGGAGAGACAGGAGCAATTTTTGTGGGAACTAGAACAGCTGTTAATGCACTTTCAAATATGGTGAATCAAGGTGGCTACATACAAATTGAAGAAGGCACAGTTGTAACAGAACATGAAGAATATGAAGAACAAAAAGTCAACATAGACCTAAAAGGTAACAAACTATGTGCAAATTCTGATACAATAAAAGACAAATTATTAATAGATAAAAATGGAAATGTTGCATTACAGAAAAATATTGGCAAAAATATTTTTGACGGGACAAAAAAATGGAAAAAGAGTACTTATACAGAAAACACTATATTTTATTTAACAAATACGCAGAAAGCAAAATTTCCTGATGTAGGAATTTGCAACTATTTTCCTGTAAAAAAAGTTTGGAACGTGGATATATTAGGATTAGAATTATATGATTTAAATAATATTCGTGTTGGATTAACAAGAAAATCCGAAATACAAACAGAGGATGCATTTAATGAATGGTTAACTACGCATAATTTGGAAGTTTATTATGCATTAGCAAACCCAGAGCTAATAGATTTAGGACAACTTCCGGAATTACCAAAAACCTTTAACGGCATTAATAATATCTGGGCAGAAACAAACTTAGGCAATACAGAGATAGAAATAGAATATGTTCAAGACGTAAAGAAACTACTAGAAAAACAGGCAGAACAGCAAAATGCAAGATTAGATAATATAGAAACATTACTAAGTACAACACAAACAAGTGCATTACTATTAGATAATATGCAAACAGATTTAGAGAAGGAGGTGGAGTAGAATGAATATAGCAACATTATTAGAAAAATTAATTGTAAAGAAATACTATGCAAATAAAGAAGACATAGAGAACAAATTAAATGTATTTTATGCAATGAATAAAATAACGGACGAAGAATACAGCAATTTAACACTAAAAGTAGAAGAAGTTTACGCAGTAGTAGAAGATACAGAAGTAACAGAAGAAGTTGCAGAAAGTGAGGCTGAATAATGAATAATATAGCAAATACTATAATACTTATAGCTAGCTTTATAACTGCAGTGTCAACAATATTATTAGCTATGCATAAAATATTAAAAAAGATGTTTGAGCCTATCAATAGCAAAATTGATGGGCTTGATTTATCTCAAGCTAGAAATTATTTAGTGGACTTCTTGGCAGATATAGAGAATGGCGAGAAAAAAGATGAGTGTCAAATTGAAAGGGCATACGAGCTATATGACCATTATACTAAAGATTTGCATGGAAACAGCTACATACATGCAAAATGGGAAAAAGTTATGAAAGGTAGTGAAAAATATGGAAAAAATTAAGAAAATAGCAAAATATACAACAAATGTACTAGCAATAATAGGTGCATTAGTAGCCGGCATTAATGGTGTAGATGGTATAACAATACCATATGCGACCCAGATAATACAAGTAATAGCGGTGTTGCAAGGTGTAATAGGAACATACTTATTATCCAACAAAGTAATTAATAAATAGAGGTGTTTTAAATGAAAATAAAAGAAAACCTAACAAATATAAATTTTAATAAAATGTCTAACAAAGTGAATAAGTACATAGTTATACATTATGTAGGAGCAATAAGTACAGCATATAACAATTCTGTATATTTT